GTGATTGGATCCATTACTTCTTAAAGCTTTTGAGCGTCTCAGCCAGCCTTGCACGCTGCCCCAGTTTCCCGGGTTTTTTTGCAGCGGCGGCTAACTTCTTTGCGGGAATCGTTTTGCCTTCTTTAACGCCAAGTTCCTTGCGGAGTGCGCCGGGATGCTTGATTGCTTTTTGAATAAATTTAGTTGCCATTTGGCGTCTCCTGTTGTGCCTGTGCCTCTTTCTGCACTTCAGCAATCAATTGGAACACTTGGTCATAGGGTTGCTTACCTAAGTAGCCCATGATGGCGTTAAGAAGATTGATAGGTAGTGTGATTTTGTCCATTTATTTGTTCTCCAATGCTGTTACTTTTGCTGACAATTCTTTTATTGCGTTAATCATGTGCCACATGATGTTGTCAGAGTCCACAGATAAAACACCAGTAGATTGTTCTGTAACACAATCAGGCAATATTTCTTTTAGTTCTTGAGCAATTACACCTAATTGAACACCTTTTTTTTCAATGACGGTATGTAATGGTAATTCTGTTACTTCATCTTTTGTACGATATTCAAAGTTTCTTACACGAATTCCGTTGATTGCTTCAAGACCAATCGTATTATCTACAATGTTCTTTTTAAGGCGTTGATCTGAAGTAACTGACCATGTAGCTGAATTTGCTTGGTTATAAGCACCATTTGCCCCACCAACATAAAAAGTACCAGTACCTTTACCAGTTAAATACTGGGCAATTACAAACTCATAATTAACACCAGTACCACTTGCTTTGCAATTTGAACCAATGTAAACACAATCGCTTCCTGTTACAGAATTGCTCCCCGCTGCATATCCAATAAATACATTTTCTCCAAAATCACCACCACTACCAGTTGTTTGACCTGAACCTGCCGCATATCCAACTGCCGTATTTTTACCAGCTGTAGTGTTGGCATAAAGCGCTTGATAACCTACTGCTGTATTGTTAGAGACTGTATTTGCTTGTAGTGCGCCCGCTCCAACACCTACGTTGTATGAGCCAGAAGTATTTGAAGTCAATGTTTCAGCACCACCAATCCCAACATTGTATGAGCCAGATGTTATAGCACTCATAGTGTTGAAACCGATAGCAACGCAATTTGTGGCTGTATTGTTTGCAGGAGTTACTGACCCATAAAGAGAATAAGCACCTAAAGAAACATTTGAACCGCCTCTTATATTGATTGCAGAGTTATAACCAATTGCAACTGTGTTTGTGGCTGTTAAATTATTTGTAAATGCGCTTTGACCAATGGCAACATTTCTAGCCCCTGTCGTGTTTGACGCTAAAGCAGTAACACCCAAAACGGTGTTATTAGAAACAGAACCTGCACCTAATCCAACAGTAAGACCATTGATGGTTGCATCAGCAGATGTTGTAATAGATGTTACAGAAGGTGTTGATGTAAACGCAGTTGTCTGCGTAGTCGCATCTGAAAAGGTGATGCTTGGACTTGAACCCGAAATTACCGTAGTCATATTATGCTCCTTTTAATGTGGCAACTTCTGCCTTGAGTTCTGTTAGTTGGGTAGAGAGTTCTTGGATTGCTTTAACCAATACTGGCACAAGTCCTGATTTATCCAAACCATAAAACTGTTGACTTTCATCAATTAAATCATCCACAGCTTCATCAATTACTGCTTTTACTTCTTGAGCAATCAAACCAATATGCTGTTTTACATTTTCTTCCTCAAGTATCATGTTGTACATGACTGGTCTTAACCTTAATACTTCAGCAAGTCCATAATTTGAGTTAACAATATTCTTTTTTACTCTTGAATCTGATACCGCAACATATGTACCAGTATTTGCTTGAATGTAAGAATTTTGTGTACCGTTATAAGAAAAAGTAAAGTTACCAGTAACACTATTATCTCTCCCAATGTTCCAATAATTACCACTTGAGGGATAAATACTATCACCAATACGAATTGAACCCTGCGTGCCTGAACCGCCACCATAAACCCATAAAGCAGGAAAAGGAGGATTATTAGTACCACTTGGGTTAATTACTAATGTGCCACTAGAGTTTAAAATCATTGATTCAGTAAAGGTAACAGTATTCCCTGCTGTACCTGATGGTGCTGTTCTCCAGACATGAGTGCCTGCATTTTGATAATAATTTGTAGCATAATTTGATGTTATATACTTGTCAGTTCCTGTAGCATCTTGATACCAATTATTTGATAACATTGTATACCCGCTACCATTTAATAAAGAACCTGTTGTCCCAAATTGAAATGCAGGTTTAAATGAACTAGACCAAGTTTTAGGAGTAACTCCTAATCCTAAGTTACCAGAGGTATCTAGTTGCATCCTCAAAGTTCCTGCCTGTTGAAAAAGAATATTTCCACCTGAACCTGAACCTTGGTTGTCTAAAATAAAATCAGTACTGCCTGATGATTGGTATTGAATAGTACCTTGCGAATTTCCAGATGCCACATTGGTAATTTGAAATACTGGTTGTGTAGCGTATAAAGATAAAAGCCTATTAGGACTACTTGTCCCTATACCCACCTGTTGAGCAGAAGTCACCGTCAACGCAGTTGTCCCACCTGTTTGTAATTGCAACTGACCGCTTGTGTCACCAGTGGAAATTAGCCCACCCGAGGTATTAGCATTTATGATACTAGCCATGTTTATTTCCCTTCAAGAGCAGTTATACGCTCTGTTAGTGATGTAATTGTTGCTGATTGTGCTGTGACTAAAGCAGAGAGTTCTTGTATTGACTTTAACAGTATAAAAGGCAATACGCTTTGTTTAACATTTTTTCTTATGCCAACGCCTTCAATTTCATGCTCTTGAATAAGTCTAGGAAATACTGTTTCAACTTCTTGAGCAATTAAACCTAGTTCAACTTGTTGACAGTCTTGGTCATCACCAAGCCATTGATACTTAACTACACGCAATTTACATACGTCTTCAAGGTAGCCATCTCTAGTGCTTTGAATGTTTTTCTTTAAACGCTCATCTGATGAATATGAACTTGTACCATTACCATATAAATAATAACCACCTATACCAGCAGTTACTCCTGCAAAATGCCATGTGCTTGTATTGTTACCCGCTGTTCCAATAGTTATGCGAATCCCATTATTCGTAGAGCCGTTTGCATTATTAAAAAATCCCGCATAATTCCCACTTGTTGAAGATGCCTGATTAACTCCAAATTTTTCGTTGTAACTTGTACTTGTAGTCCCCACCAATAGGTTTTGACTAGAATCTAGACGCATGGTTTCTGTGTTTCCACCACTATAAAATAACATTGATGCCGCATTTAAAGCAGTACCATAACCTGCGATAGCACATCCACCAGTTGTAGAAGAACCTGATGTAAATAATATTTGTGGGCCATCCCCTACAGCAGTGCCGGGGTTGTTCAACCTGATTGATGTAGTTGCCCCTGCTCCAGTTGCATTAACAACATCTAATCTATAACTTGGGCTTGTTTGACCTACACCTAGATTGCCACTAGTATCTAGTGTCATTGCTTGCGTAAAAGTAATAGCGTTACCTGCTGTGCCTACAGGAGCAATTTGCCATGAATGTTTACCACTAATCATTTGGTACAACTGGGCATAACTGCTATTTTTGTATATCCAATTAGTTCCGTTAAAGTAACCATTGCTTGCGATTGATAATGTGCCTGATGAAGATAAAGCACCTGCACCACCAGCAGTATTTAAATCAATAACACTTGTACCTGCACCCCAAGCACTTGGAGTAGTTCCAATACCCAAATTGCCCGAAGCATTAGTTGCTGTTAATGTTCCAGTTGTAGTGGGCAGAGTCAGTGTTACCACTCCAGCTTGATCTGTTGGAGTGATGGCTGTTGTCCCACCAAGGGTCGCCGCAGTTAAAACTAGTGATGCCATGTTTGTTCCTTAAAGAATGACCCAACGAGCGCTTGTACCCAATGTAACAGACACGCCACTCGCAAGCGTTATAGGCCCTGAACTTGTTGCTGAATACCCTGTTGCTATTGTATAGCTTGCACTAATCGTTTGACTGTTTACAAATATACCGCCTGATGCCACCATCTGACCTGCTGTCAAATCGTTTGTTGATGGGTTAAATGTAAAACTTGTACTGACATTGGCAGTCGAGAAGATGTTTCCTGCCGTTGCGCTTGAGCTGTATGTTGGATAATACGAAGCATTTGTCGATGGGGTAGCCAATGTAGCTCCACCAACCGATGCCCAAGCCGTGCCGTTGTAACCCTCAAATGTTACTCTGGTTGTATTGAACCGAAGCATACCTGTTGCAGGGGATCCGGGCTGTTGAGCTGTTGTCCCCGCTGGTGCTGTAATCGCCCCTGTACCACCAAATACTGCGTTGCCTGTTGTGCTTAATGTAGTGAACGCTCCTGTTGATGGAGTCGTTGCACCGATGCTCATGTTGTTGATCGTACCCAGCGTGCCAGAACTGATCGTTATTGCCCCTGCGCCTGTTGTTGTGTAGGACTGATTGTTCGTGGTCGTGTTGAATGTGATCGCACCCGTGGCAGTCAAGCTGGTAAATGTACCTGATCCTGATACGTTGCTGACCTTGATGTAGTCTGTGCCGTTAAAGATAACTAGAGCTTTCTCGCCCGCCACAATCGTTACGCCCGACTGTCCAGATGCCTTGATCGTACAACCGTATGTACTATCTGTATTGTTGATGATGTAAGACTTGCTTGTTGATGGCGCAGTAATCGTTACCCCAGCAGCCAAAGAACTCAGCTTAAGAATGTAATACTGGGCTGTGGTTGTGCTGATGTTGTCGGATGAACTGTTACCTGCGGTATTGGCAAGAGTTAAAGCATTAGATGTAAATGATGCTGATGTTAGAGATAGTGTTCCAGCGATACAAATATCTAAGTAAGCTGTTAAGCCATTGTTAACATCCGAACCCCAAGTACCTGATTGTGTACCTGTGGTAATAAGCGGTAAGCTTAGATTCGTTGTTGGGGTTAGATCTGCCATGTTTTATCCTGTAATTGGTGTCCAGTTTGGCGAAGTAACAGTATCTATGTTTGTCCAAGTTACTGCTGGCCCATTCCCTATATTTTGCCACGAAGGAGTCTGGCTGTCATCTATTAAAAACCAGCCAATCACTAAAGTGCTATCAGCCATTGATACATTCTCAATAATACTGAGCGCCGCATTGAAAATAGCCGTATTTGCATCAGCAAGGCTTGCACCCTCGGCAATGGTTAGGTTAAATATACTGTTAATAGCTATCGGATCTGCGACTGCGCTATCTTCCACAATCGTGAACAGGTAAATCGTACTGATTGCCTCTATCGAAGCCATCGTAATACCCTGAGCCAAGCTCTGTAGGAAAGCCGATACCTGCGTACTTGAGTCTGCGGATGTGATGTTTTCTGTCAGGCTGGTAGCAAAACCACCTGTTATTGTGTTTATGTTGGCGACTGTCAGCGCTTCTGCCAAGGACTGTAGATAAGCGGATGCCTGTGTGCTGGAGTCCCCGGAGGTAATTGCTTCCGTAGCCGTGTAAACAATCTGCTCAGTAACAGACAAAACATCAGCCATTGTGGTGGCTTCCGCCCTAGATGTAGCAAACTGAGCCGCTATTGATATGACATCCGCTATGCTTAAATTATCTGTAAATGAAGCGGCAAACTGAGCCAAAATGCTTGAAGCATCTCCTACCGTGGTTCCATCTGAGTTCACAAAATAAAACTGAGATGCTTGGGTGCTTGAGTCTGCCATCGCCACATCTTCAGTTATGTCAGCCACAAAGCCAATACTACCCAATGCGGCAAAGGGTGACTGGGCAAATGTGGTAATTCCAAACATTACAAAACCACCCATCTACTGCTTGACGGCACAGTTACCGACACACCACTGCTCAAAGTAATTGGCCCAACTGAACTAGCTGAGTACCCTGAAGGGATTGTGTAAGATGTTCCAATGGTCATGTTGTTGGTTACCAAGCCGTCTGTAGCCGCTAATACTGGGGCAAAACCTGTGATGTTGTTGTCTTGATAGACAGCCCTTTCAGACGGATAAGTTACAAATACAGTAACCGTACCGCTAAATGTGACCGCACTTCCAGAGTTGCTGGAGGCTAGGATTGTAGTTCTGGTAAGCGTTGGCCCTGTTGTAGAGTATGTACCAACCCCCACTTCCCAGCTTCCTGAAATGTCTGTAGCGCCATAATAAGTGGTGTTCGTGTTGCCAATAACAGCAAACGACTGAAACCCCAATACGCTCCCGCTTAAGGTAAAGCTTACTGTGGTATTCGCCGTCCCTGTCTGCTGGACACGATCCGCTACAACTAAAGCCATTTAAGACCCCTTAACTTGTAGCAGTTGTACTATATGTCACTGATACGGTATCACCTGCGGTTGTTGTCTTGGCTGTTGTAAAGTTACCTTCAGAGTACAGAGTACCTGCGGTAGAGCTTTGTGTGTTTACAGCGCCTGTGCCTGTAACCAAGAAACATCCATAAACTGTACCACCCGCACCCGTGATGGTGTAGGTAATCGCCGTAGCCGCACTTGTTGTGACATTAGATGGGGTAGAACCTGATGATGTGGACGCTGCAAACACCGCCGTACCACGTACTGCTGAACCACCAACCGTGTAATTGGTAAACTCAGCCGCATTGGTAGTCACCAAAGTGGTCATCGTATCGGTTGCCACGGGAGTCAAAGATACTTTAGTCAGACCCAAGAATGGCCCAACCGTTGTGTAAGTACCTGATGTTCTCAATAAAGTATCGAGCATCAACTGTTTGCCAATAGCTACCACGAGGTTAGGAAACCTATCTTCCCACTTGAAGTTACCATCTTTGTCATGGCAGACTACGTGATACCAACCTTCAATGCCCATACCTTCTGGCACTTGTGCGTTGGCTTGTAGAGTAACTAATGCGTTATCTCCAAATCCTTGAGTTTCGTTTGTCATGGTGACTCCTAGTTTGAACTGCGAATTAACGCCGTAGTATATGTGTTTGACGGCATTGTGATGGTGAAATTTGTCTGCGTTTTGTCTGAACCAAAGTCAAGAACAGCTATGGATTTATTACCTTTTGTAACGTTATAAATCAAAGCACACCGGGCGGTTATGGTTGCCCCAGACCAAACAACATTTGCAAAGTTAACATAAGCTGTGTAGTTATAGCTTGCTACAGTTGCTCCGGTCATTAACTGACCTCCCGCTGTATATCCTGTAGCTACAACTTCATTAGTAGCCGTGTAAACGGTAGTAGCTGCGTTTAAATCTGCAAAAGCTGTGTACAGGGCAACATAAATTTGATCCGTTGTAAGATCATGAACACCCTGATAAAGCTGTGTTTTAAAGCTGGTGGTCTGGGTTTGTACTATCATGCTACAGGAACCCTCACTTGACCATCACGATAAGCATCCATGCGTTGTTTGCCATCACCCAAGTTCTTGAGCAAAGCAATAGATTGGATATAACGTTCCTTGTACAGAGTGTACATACCATCTTCTGGCCCGCTTTTCATGTAAGAACCCGCCTCACACAGAGTTCCATAAAGAAGCGCAGAATCAAAATTATCCCCTAGCCAAGTAGTTCCAGTCGTAACTATTGATACAGGATAGTAATAATAATGAAGCTCAGCGGAATAATTTATATTGGGTGTCGGGCCAACAATAAAAGTTAATTCATTTACATCCAATGAACTAGGGCCAAAGATGGCGTAATGTTTAGGCTCAGACAAAGAAGCAGACAAAGGATACGCTTCACGCATGAAGTTTACATCTTTGTTTAAAAGGTACAGATAGTCCCCTTGGAACACAACTGCTCCAGAAACAGATCCACTGTTCACTACACTTAATGTAATAGTTGTACTTGCTATACCTTGAACTAAACAATTAGTACCAATTCCTGTGCCTGTTACTTGTTGTCCTACGGCTATGCCAGAGTTGCTTGCAACTGTGATGGTGTTTAAACCAGATGTTCCAGTGGCGGTGGTGCTGTTGTACGGAAAAATAGCCAAGCTATATGAAGACAAAAAATCCAATGGGCAGGATAAATATTTATTACCTGCCGTCAACGTACCCGTTACATTTTTACGCAGGTTGGCAACTTGCACCGTGTTATAGATGCGTTGCTCCGCCTGCTTGATCATCGTATTGATGGTCGTTGTATCGAATGTATTCTGCGTGTAATCCGTTACCGCAGCTACGAGTTCCGTGTATGTCATTTTTAGCCCATTGGCCCTCTAGCCATTACGCCCTTGGTTGCAGCGCCTGTGCCACGTATTTTGATGCCACTTGTTTTAATAGGAGGATAACCCATGCGGTTAATTCCACCAACGCTCATGTTGACATCATTTGCCGCAGATGACTTGGTATCTGATTGGAATGTGTTAACACTGACCTTCTTGTCAGTCATGGTGTGTGGAGGAGCATAGTCTTCCGCAGGCAAGTTGTTAACATTCTTTCCAGTCACAATCTTTGGACTGTTCTTGGTGGTTGGTTTTACTTCGCTCATATTAACCTCCGGATTTCTGGTTAGCAACTTTAGCCAAGTTACGACCATACATCTTCATCATTTCGTTTGTCTTGCCGCCTTTAGCAAACTTAAGAGTTGTGCCTTTGCCACCCTTATGTTCCTGTGCGTCATGTTGTTTAAACGCTTTTTTAATCAAAGCTTTGTCTTGCTTGAGATCTTCTTTGTCCATGATTAACTCCCTATTGTTACCGTACCAACACTTGTGACTCCCACCAAATTGTTTGGTGTTAGCACTGCATCAAAACTACTTGACCCGCCAACCGGATTCCATCCCCACTGTATATCCCTTGAACCCCCGGTAGGATATCCACCAAACCCAGTGGTGTTTAAATCTAACCCGTTTAAACCTGCTGTGACGTAAGTCAAATCAGGGCGAGGCTGACGCACCGCTTGAGGATCATCTATGGGATACATACCCAACTGCAACTGCGGTTGATCTGGATCCCAGCATTCTTCACAAACTTTCAATTGGTATAGTTTAGTCTTAATGACCTCATATTTCAATTGTTTTAGTTTGTATTGCTGTCCACATCTGTCGCATTCTGCAATTGAATACTTGCCAGAAGCAAACCTGTTGCCCATTAATAAGCACCTCCACCAATGAATGTTTGACGGGGTACAAACCGCACAGCGGCTTTTTCCCTATCTTCTCCAGCGGCAAGGTTAAACTGTTCATCGTACTGCGTCTTGAGCATGTCAATACGTGGCATCAAATCTGGGGTCTTGGTGGCTATGTAATAAGCCAATCCTGAAACAAGCGCAGGTAGGAACCTAAATGTTATATCTGCGGTCTCTGAGCCTGCACCAGCATCCTGTACCCTACGCATTCTCCAGTATACAAATGTATAGGTGGTAGATCCATCTGGCGTGGGCCAGACGGTGACAGCAGGCAACCTCTGTAGGTAAACCTGTGTAGCCGCTGTAGCAGATGCTGCGGTGGTGTTGTTCTGCCCTCTAAAGCAATTGCTCAGGACATTACCTGAGATATAGCTGTAATAGATGGTTTCTGAGTTAATTTGAACGTATCCATTGGCGGGCAATCCATTGACCGAGGTCAATGTGATAGATGTATCTGTAGATGTAATGGCAGAGCTAAGGGTTACCATTGCCCCGGTACTTGCGTACAGTGGAGACAAATCTCCCGCTCCACGCTGTACCCAAACTTGAATTGGTCTAGCTTGAGCTAACTTATTAGGTATGGTCGCATAAGTAGAAATACTAATGCGGGTGATACTTAAGTCAGATTGGTTGGTTTGTTGATTGGCATTGGTACGGATCACGTGGTCAAGCAAGTCAATAGTATCCAAAGGCAGAGCATAAGTGTTTAAACCTTGAGTCAGGTTAAACGACCCCTGATCAAACGTCCACATGTCTAAACCACGATTCTGCCATTCGATGGTTAAAAGGTTCATTGACCTACGTGCTGTACGCAAGTCATAACCTGTTCTCATCTCACGCCCAGCCCTCTCCCAAGACTCTTCAGCAATCTCTGTAAAGTCTAGGTCAAAGGACGTTTTGCCGGATGTGGTCATTTAGCTGTCTTTGCTGAATTAATAAATGCTTGCTGAGTTGGAGCGCCTTTGCTGCCGGGCTTTCTCATTTTTTCTTTGGATCCTGCTGCGATACGTGCTTGTTTTGCATGGATGTTGGCATACAAACCAACCTCTCCACCTTTGGCGTACTGCGTGAAGTCCGTATCATCACGGCGTTTCTTTACCTTACCGCCCGGCATCTTGCTAGGATTAATAGCACCCATGCCACGGCAGGGTATCATACAAGTCTTCCTTTTGTGTGACCACGCTGGGCTATGCCATCACCACGCTTACTGGCAGATACAGTACCGCCTTTAGCATAAGCTTTGATTTTTCCACCTTTAGCATAGGGTCTACCAGTTTTTGGATTCCTCATTGAAGATGTTTCTTCAGGTTTTTCTTCGTAAGTATGAACTTTGCCGTCTAAACCTCTGTAAGTTTTTTTAATTTTTTTTGTTTCAGGATTGGTCTTATTTTCAGTTGTAGTCGGTGTAACTGTTGGAGAAACAGGTACTCCAGTCGCAAACTTATCTTGAGACTTCAATCTATTTGTTTCAGCTTGAGATTGGTCTATACTAGGCTTTACTTTGGCAGGAGTAGTTTTATCAGCTAACTCGGTGGTGTATGGCTTACCATTCCATTGAAAAGTTTTATCTCCAGCCAGTCTAGCTTCAGAAAACGCTTGTTTAAACGAAGGATTCTTCTTTGTCATAACAGAAGGCGCTTGCCCTGCTGCTGGCCCAGCTTCCATATCTTCAGTATCCTGAGTTGCGCCAAACATCTGCGTCATGTCAGTTCTTGCAGGTATTTGTGCGGTTGGCGCAGGCGCAGGAACAGCGGCAGGAGCAACAGCAGGTACTTCCTCCTTGTTGCCACCTCTAAGAGCAGCATAAGCCGCAGCTAAAGCCAGTGGAGTTAAGTTCATAATAGATCCTTACTTGCCCATCTTAGGCATCAATGCACGGGTATGACCTTTTAACTGAATGCTATGCTCGCCATGAGGACGTTTGCCACCAGAGGGTACGCTACCCATAGATGATGCCTTAACGCTTCCGCCCTTAGCATAAGCTTTACCGCCAGAAGCCATAGATTTGCGGTACATGATAGCGGCATCGCCACCTGTTTCTGAACCACCAAAGCCACGTTTCTTAAAATTCTCTGGCTCTTTACGTGTCAAACCTTTTTCTCTGTTCAGGAAGTCTCTAAGGCTTAAACCAGAATCTTCAAGTTCTTTCTTAGAAACAACTCTATCTTTCTTTGGTTTAGACATTTTTTGCATGCCCTCGCCAGTCTCAACCTTGGTAGACAAATCATTCATTCTGCCCATGTCTTCTTCTACCATGTCGCCTTCAGCATAACGTTTTGTTCTCATGATTTACTCCTTAGCAGGCTCTGCCGCCCGTGTTCATACGTTTAGTCATTCCGCCCTTTTTCATGCCAGTGCTACCTGCCATCTTGACTTGTGTGCCTCTGGTTTTACCACGTTCAGCAACACCATTCATGTTACCGGGGTTGGTTCTTACTGTACCCATAGGAGAAGCTTTAACACCTCCGCCTACAGCATAAGCTTTGCCACCCTTTTTCATCATCATTTGTTTCTTGTCCAAAGCCATGTCAGCTTTGGAACCTTCTTTCATGCCCTTTTTTTCCACATCTTTGCCAGATTTTTCAAACTTTGCAAATGGATTCATTTTACTAGCCATAGTATTACCACCTTGTTTAAACGTTTTGCCTTTATCGGCTTTACTAAAGTCCTGACCCACGTTTTGCGGGACTCCTGCCTTCTTGGCAAACGCTGGATTATGAGCCACCGCCTCCATGAATCTATGTTGTTTGGCGCTTGTACTAGGCATTATTTTCTCCAAGCTTTAACTGTATCGGTTTCCCATATACGCAAGCATAGCCAAACAATAGTCAATAAACCACCAACAAGCCCCACAACAGGTGGGAACCACTGCATGAAACCGCCTAGTCCTACGACTACTGCGGCTCCATCGGTCATAGTTTTTACGTCATGATTGTCCATTTAACAGTTCCATGCTCTCAAAGACTTGTTAATCCTGCTGTTCGGATCGTTTGCTGTCTTTGCTGAAGTTAATTTTGCTTTCATTCCAGACATTCTGGCGCAGAAAGATTTTTTCCTTGATCCGCCCTCTGGTTGGGGAGGCTTTAAATTCATCCCCTCCTTCTTTGCGGATGCCCGACCCTTGGCGTTTAAACCTCCGTTCGGATTCTTCCCTTCTTTGCGTTGCCATGCTGGGGTACTCATTATGCGTTTCCTGCATCTACACTGTTTTTAATCAGTACACCACCAATGTTAATTCCTACCGTACAAGCTGTAGTAGAACTGGGTGCAATCTGCCATTGAACATCTGTACCAGCAGGATACGCAAAAGGAAATGTGCGAATAATATTGTATTGCTGAACAAATGGAGTATTTAAAACAACACGTTTGATCAATGTTGCCGAAGAACTTAACACATTTGGGTATTGTGCTACAGCTCTATAAGTGCAATAGTTTGCAGTATTACCAGTAAAAGAACTGTTAGCAGTGAACCTAGTAAGTTGAGCCGTGTACCCATTGGGTACTGTATACACCGCCATTTGTGAAGTACCCAAACTTACAGTGCTACCATTGTAAGTAGTTGTATTGATTTGAGCGTACTCAACAGCACCAGAGGTAGCCGCTTGGTTTTGCAGAGTAATTACACCCGTTGGATTAACGGTACTAGAAAATGCAACAGAAATGTTGTTGATTCTCCAATATGATTTTGTTGTTGCTACGCCTGTTCCTGCCGTTCCACCCAACGCTACTATTTCAGATTGAAGGTTGTAATTTGAATCAAGCCCAGTGACTTGAATCAATGCCCCGGCATCACCCGCACCAACGGTACTCGCTAAATACATGACTGCGGCGCTTGATGGAAACACATAGTTGGTTGTAGGTGAATTCTCCCACATGGTCACAAACAATCCAGCAGTTGTGCCAGTTGTTCCATAACCAAAAATGTTTAATGGAGTATGAAACGCAATTTGATTGCGTGAAACTTGTAAATCAAATGGCTCGTCTCTGCCTCTCTGAGTTACAGATGATGTTGCACCATTAAATGCCATGATTAATCTCCTTAAAGGTTAAAGATAGGGGCCGAAGCCCCTAATGATTAATCGATGTTACCGTCTGGGTAAGCGGTAGTTGAACCGATATTGTTATCGGGTTGTGTATAGCGCACAGAAAAGTTAAATTTTCCGCCAGTAGGTGCTGCTACAGTAGTACCTGTAATTGACAACGTAAACACTACTTGTGATAGGTTGGGTTGACCATTACCAGACAAAATGTCTGTTGAGGTAGACAACATGTTAATCAAGTTGGTTGCGGTATAAGAAGTTGTCTTGCGACCAGCAGTACCCACAGTTGTAGTTCCTAATTGCGTAGAAGCATAAGTAGGAGTTCCAGCGGCGGCAGTGGTTGCATTAGACACATAAATACTTACATCAGACAATGTAGCGCCACTCTCTCCAGTAATTGCGCTCAAGTAATCAATAGTGATATCTTGAATTGTGCAACCTGTGGGCAAATACATAATAACGCCACGATAAACCTGTGTACTTACATCTGTTGGAGGTGTTGTAGTAGTAGCAGGAAATGTGGTAGATGATGGGGTATACAGTTGCCCCTGTGTATTGGGGATACCGTTGCCAAAAGCATACTGACCAGAAGAGCCAGCATAACCATTTGCACCGGGGGTGGTAACAGATAAATCAATGTAGGTGTCTTGAACTAACTCAACATAACCAATGTTACGTTGGGGGCCAAAACGGTTATCACCAGCTATTACTGGGCCTTCAAACGTTGCACGTGCCATAATAATCTCCTTATGCAAAAGCCTCTTGTTAATCGTTGCATCGTCTGCTGGGCCAGTGGCAACAAGAGAAAATTCCCAGATGTTTATTTATACCATATTGTTTAAACATGGTCAATAAAAAAGGGGGTTTTAGCCCCCTTTTTATCAGAATGAACCTGAAGAACCCCACATTCCGAGGGGATCAGACCATCCAAAAGAATAACGCTCTCTAGCTTTGTAGCGAACATTACCTGTATCGAAGTCACCGTCCATGCTGTTTTGCAGGGGTGTACGCTCGAAATGCTTCATACCGTTAGGTACGTCAGTAGTCAAGAACCATGCATTTACGTCTGTCAAGAAGTGGTTTTGTGTATATCCTTCAGGGATAGAACCATTGTTCTCAAGGGCGTTAATGTCATTGTTGTT